CGGAGAAAAAGTTCTCAAACTCATCGAACACTTTGCCAAGAGTCTAAAGATCAAAGGTCTCGGCCCTGCAACAGTAGCCAAGCTAGATATTGTCTCCCTCGAGGAACTTTACTCTTTGACTTGTGACGAAATTGCAGACCAGATCGGATCTGAAGTACTTGCGGTAAAGTTAGTAGATGAATTGAGACGTTCAAAAACTGCACCACTAAACGTATTATTACCGGCTTTCAGCATACCGCTGATAGGCAAGTCAGCCTCGGAAAAGCTTTCCAAAGTCTGCATTGATATTGAAGAAATAGACTACGAATTGTGCCGACAGGCAGGTCTTGGTGATAAGGCAGCGACCAATCTTTGTAAATGGATAGAAGAAGAATTCTATCAAGTGTCGCTACTACCGTTTAGTTTTAAGTTTGAGAAAACAACACAACCAACCACAACCCACGGCACGGTTTGTATTAGTGGTAAACTTACCAGTTACAAAACGAAAGCCGAGGCTCAACACAAACTTCAAGAGCTTGGTTATGTGGTCAAAACAAGTTTGACAAAAGATGTCACAATTTTGGTAAACGAAAGCGGTATAGAATCCGCTAAAACTAAGAAAGCCAGAGATGCTGGCGTTCAAATCATAACTAACCTTTTAGAATTTATTGGAGAATAAATATCATGGCACTACCTAAGTGGACTGACGAGCGTACTTCCGCTCTTACTGATTTTGTAGGTGATGAATCACCTGTATCTCAAGCAACTGTTGCGGAAGCAGCAGCTGAGCTTGAAACCTCTACCCGTTCTATCTCTAGCAAACTGCGAAAGATGGGTCACGACGTAGAACTGGCTTCTGCCAGTGCAACTCGAGCATTTTCTGATGCTCAAGAAGCAACCCTCTCTGCCTTTGTCTCTGACAATAGCGGCGAGTACACTTATGCAGAGATTGCTGGTCATTTTGAAGATGGCGCATTCTCTCCTAAGTCTATCCAAGGCAAGATTTTGTCTATGGAATTGACTGATCACGTTAAGCCTGCTCCTAAAGTTGAAGCTGTACGCACGTATAGCCCAGACGAAGAAGTAACTTTCGTTGAGATGGTTAACAACGGCGCTTTCGTTGAAGCTATTGCTGCTGAACTCGATCGCTCTGTAAACTCTGTACGTGGTAAAGCTCTTAGCTTGCTTCGTTCTGGAGACATTGACGCTATTCCTCGTCAAGAGACTACCAAAGGCGCTTCCAAGGAAGATCCCTTGGCCGAGTTGACCGACATTGGTAGCATGGGTGTTGAAGATATCGCTGAAGCGATTGGCAAAACTGCTCGTGGCGTCAAGACTATGCTGACTCGTCGTGGCCTTTCAGCCGCTGACTATGACGGCGCTGCTAAGAAAGAAAAAGCATCTGCTTAATCTGTCTTAGTTTTTAAAGGCAGGCTCTACGGGGTCTGCCTTCATCTTTAATTTCGGGGGAAATTTTTTTGAACATCGCAAGTGCGTTGATAAAGCAAGTGCTTACGCTCCAAGACTTTCAGACTTGGAGTGTTACGCATAAGCAATATTTGCCCACTGAGTATCATGGTCTTTATAAGATTATTGATAAGCATTGCGAAGACTTTCATAAAATGCCCACGATTGAAGACCTGAAGTTTGAGATTCGGGACTCAGGTACTCGTGAAAAGCTATACGCTATTGAAGCAGTCGAGGTCGATGCAGACCCTCATATGCTTCTCGAGTACCTGAAGAACGAATACACTCAGAAGGAAATTCTGGACTCGCTAGAAGATTATGTAGAGAACTCTGTTGCGTTTGAGAATGCACAGGAGTCTGTTAATCATCTTCACCAAATCGTTCTTGACATTGAAGACAAGGTTGATTTGGAAGACCCACAGGAAAGTATGCAACGTATTGAACTGTTCGAGCCAGAAGAAGATTTAGCCAAGTACATGAAACTCGGACTTAACGAAGAGTACGATTACGAAATACAGTTCTCCCCCCGAGATCTTGTTATGGTTGGTGGTCGCCGAGGTGCTGGTAAATCTGTTATCTGTGCTAACATTGCGAACGCAGTGTATGCCAGTGGTAAGTCGGCTATGTATTTCACTATTGAAATGGATAGCCGGTCTATACTACAAAGATGCTGTTCCATCGCTACCGAAGTTCCCTTTGCTCGTTTACGTACTCAGAACCTGAGTATTACCGAGTGGGAGAAAGTAGCAAACTGGTGGGCAGCTCGTTATGTTGATGGACAAGACCGCTTGAAGGACTATAGAATACATCGTGACTTTAATAAGTTGCACACATCACTCAAGAGCCAGCATGAGCTACTCCCGACTCAGCAGCTTGACGTAGTGTATGATCCTGCACTTACTCTCTCCAAGATCCGTGCCGAGCTTGACAAAAAAGTCAAACCTCTGGGTGTTGGTGTCATTATTGTAGACTATATTAATCAGGTAAAGCGGTCGAGTTTACCCTCTCGCGGAGGTCAATATGACTGGACTGAGCAGATCGAAGTAAGTAAAGCCTTGAAGTCTATGGCTCAAGAGTATGACTGCACAGTATTCTCACCCTATCAAACAGACGCAAGTGGTGAAGCTAGATTCGCTAAAGGTATTCTGGATGCGGCGGATGCGGCATATACTTTAGAAACTTGGGATCACGAGGATGCGTGTATTACGCTGAACTGTGTAAAGATGCGATCAGCCTCCATGAAGTCGTTCACTTCACAAGTAGATTGGGATAGCCTAAAGATTGGCCCTGAATCTGCAATGACTCCTAAAGAAAGAGAAGATTCTTCGCATAAAACAGGCGAAGAAATTAATGATCTTTAAAAATATTTCTTGACATCTTACCTTCTTTTGCGTATAATATACGGATATTTGAAAGGAGAATAGCATATGGCACTTACATTCGGTAGTTTACGACATACTACCTCAGGTAGAAAGCGTAAGCCTCTGCCCAAAGCAAAGCGATATACGCCTGAGTTCAAAGAACTAGAGGCAAGACCCTCTTATAGACGAGAGACTACTTATTATCCCTCTATGAAAGAGACAGGAGCTTATGCACCTGCTCCGGATAATTCTTACAAAGTAGAAGAGTCTAAGAATTTTACTATTGCACCTGCCTATAACAAGGGTGCATATCAAGTTATTAATCGAAACAGCATAAAGGATATTGGTCGGTGACAGTAGAAGAACTACTAACTTCTAGACAGATTTATTTTATACCGAAGGGAGGAGACTGTCTTGTTAGCTGTCTCAGCCCTGACCATGAAGATCGTAATCCGAGTATGCGTATTGATCGTATAACAGGAATATTTCAGTGTTTCTCTTGTGGATTCAAGGGAAACATTTTCACCCATTTCGGGGAGAAGGCAAACCACTTACAAGTAAGACGAGAATTACTCAAAAAAAATATTAGAGAGAAAAGGTCTGAAAGTGTCGGTTTGTCTTTTCCTCGGAATCTTTCCAACTATGCAGGTAACTGGAGAGATATTAAACCCGAAACGTACAAAAGATTTGAAGCGTTTCAACACCATGATCCTGACTATATTGGGCGTATTGTATTTCCAGTACGAGATATATCAGGGCGTATTGTAGCATTCAACGGTCGTCATACTACAGGCGGAACGCCTAAGTATATGATCTCGCCTGCGGGTGCGAAGATGCCTTTGTTTCCTGTAGTAGAGCCGATACAAGGCTCTGTTATTCTAGTAGAAGGTATATTTGATATGATAAACCTTCATGACAAAGGACTTACCAATGCAGTTTGCTGCTTTGGAACAAAGAATATAAATGAAGACAAACTGCGTATGCTTTCTATACAAGGTGTAGAAGAAGTAGTAGTTTTCTTTGATGGAGATGATGCGGGACAGAATGCCGCAAAAGAAGTAAAAGAAATGGTTGAGCGAGTAGGCTTGACTTCAAGAAATGTAAGTCTCAAGGATACGGATCCTGGAGCCTTGCCCCTAAAATCAGTACAAACACTAAAGAGTAAAATATATGCCTAAAGTTGCATTAGTAGAAACTAAACCAAGTAGAACAAATTTTAAGAAAGAGTTT